TATCTCCAAATATATTTTTTATAATGTTTTAAACGTCCCTTACAGCAACTAATAATATTTCCATGATTAAAACCGCATCTTTGCGCATCATGTATGCAATCCCATTTCTTTATAAAATTACCCTCTAAATCATATTGATAAACGGGTTTTGCATTGTGATTATCTTTTCCGGTTTTCTTAAACCATGTATTTACTTTCTTCATGGTTTCACGTTTATTATTAATTGCTTTTTGATAATTCAAATTTTGCTTTCTCGTACACCAACGTAAATTAGTTGCATCGTTATTGGCTCGGTTGCCGTCGATATGGTCTATTTCCGGCAAATTGTCCGGGTTAGGAATGAAAGCCGCCGCAACTAATCTATGAACGAAATATGTTTTGTTTTTACCATTATCTGATAGTATTACCCGCATATATCCGTTTTTACTAATAGATTGCTTTCGTATCGCACTTTTACCCGTTCCCCGATAATTTACAGACTTTATATTATCTTTGTCTGAAACTTCATAATTAGCGTTTATAAACTTTCAATTTTCCATCTTTTTTTTGCAAAGATAATATTAAACCATAATACAACAAACTAATACGTTTCTTTTATTTTATTGTATGCCTCTTTATCCAATACCATAACTTTAGGATATTCGACAATACAACCTTTTGTATATACGAGATTATAGATACCCAATTGCCCCTTAATTGGAAACTCAACAACCCGCCGGGGGTTCCGCATCAGCCAACCGAACCCCTTTGTAATGGATTTACGTTTTTCGGGCGGTATGCGGGTATTCTCCCAATCTTCCGGGGTAAACTCGGCGACGGGCTTAACGTCGTACAATTCAACCAACCCCAACGTTACCCCGCTTTCATATCCGGCAATTACCGGATTAGCGGACGAACAAACCATTAAATCGCCCCGGTACGGCGTGTTTTTGCTTCGTACCTCAATACATTTTTCGCCGTAAACAATCCCGTTGTCCTCATACGCCGCCGTTACCAACTGCGTTGCATACGGGTTTTTAACGGTTAATGCACGCCAACGGTCGTGCAATTTCGGTTTATAATCTTTGTTATTATACTGCATTTTCGTTTGATTTTTCGTTGAATAAATCGTAATTCGCCGGGACACAATAACCGGGCAATGTTTCCCGCTCAATCCCGGACGCTCTTATAAAACTATCTTTCCAATATATCCGGGGCGTTTTGTCCGGGTGCGCCTCCCAATAGTCGAACATATCGTTGTAAAACGTCAATGTTTCCCGTTTGGTATATCTGCAACCGCTTTGCAATCCAATCTTAAATAAGTCAACAAAGGGGTACGACAAAGCAATTACAGAAAACGCCCGGTCAAACATTCCCACGGGGATTGGTTCAACGCTTGCAAAGGTCGGGAACCCGTGGCGTTTTGCCCGTGCCAATGCGTTTATACGCATCCGGTTTGGGCTTGCTTTGGGTTCCAATTCGTCGCATCCGGTCAACGTGGAACCAATGGCAATACGGGATTTGTCCCAACCCTCGGACGCCTCGGCAAAGTCGATTAAAATATTGATACCCTCGGCGCATTTGCTCAACACTTTAACCGGAACGCCGTGGCGTTGACAAACGCCGATTGCTTGGCGGGTCAACCTTTGTGTTTCCGGCAATAATGGGTCGGTTGTAAACGAAAAGAACAACCCCGTTTTTTGCAATTCATCCTTATGCTTCAACAACTCATTCGTAAATATATCCAATGCGTATGGATATTCCCGTAATGCCTTTTTCAATTCCGGGGTATTGCCGCCCAACACTTTTGCGCCCCACCCTTTGCGCAAATAACAATACGTGCATCCGTTGGAACAACCAACGTAAAAGTTGGCGGCGTTCTCGGCATATTCCCCGGCTTTTCCCTTTGGGCTGTAAATAACCCGTCCGTTTATCGCTCCCATAATAAAACAGATTAAAACGGTAAATCGTCGGTTCCGTCGGGGGCGGGTGCATCCGGCACGGGCGGCGGCGGGGCTTGCGTTCCGGCTCCGGTTCCTTTGGGCGTCAACATTTCCATATCGGTTGCGACAATTTCGGTAATATACCGTTTCACGCCCTGCGCATCGTCATAACTCCGGGTTCTTAATTCCCCCTCAATATAAAGTTTATCGCCCTTTTTGACGTACTGATTGGCGACCTTTGCCAACCCATTTTGCAACACAATGTTGTGCCACTCGGTACGCTCCGGGATTTGCCGCCCGTCCTTTGTCGTAAACCCCCGTTTAGTGGTTGCCAACGAAAATGTCGCAACACAACCGCCGTTGTCGAACTCCTTAAAATCCGGGGCTTTCCCGGTATGTCCTAATAAAGTAACTTTGTTTACACTCATAACTATTTGAATTTAATACCATCCAACAAATACAATTTCTTATTATCAGACCAACCCGCCGCCATGTTTAAGGCTTTCCGGTCGTCGTCATGCACAAACTCGCAATACCACGAATTGCCGCCAACGTTCGCTTTTTCTTTTAGTCGTACCAATTTACCGACAATGCACCGGGCAAACTTGGCGTATGCGCTCGTTTCCGATATATGGATAATACGACGTTCGGCGTTTATTTTTGGCAATTCTTCGATTTGCGGGCGTTTTTCCTCGGCGGGGTATCTTTGTACCCTCTGAAAGTCTTTTTTGATTGACGACCGGGAAATTGCTCCAAAATCGGGGGTTCTCTTTTTGGTTCTCATTAAACTAACTTTAATTGTTGATATTCGGTTTTCATTAACTCAATTAACCGCATATTTTCCGGGTATATTCTCATTCGTTCCCGGTCGCCATTTTCCCAACGGTTATGGCATTCAAAGGAAAGGATATTTATATTACGAGGGTCATGCGCCATCTCCGGGAACGCTCCACGGGTCAAAATGTGGGAACAATAGACGGCGGAATAATTCGCCAATGGCTTTAATGTTTCCTCGCATCGGTGCGGCTTATGCTCCCAAACCCAACGAAAAAAGCGTTCATTTGCCGCCATGATATTTGCACCCCGTCCCGTAATACAATGCCCGAACAATTCCCGTTGTATCTCAACCCTCAAACGAATATCCATTTTAAACAACTTAATGTCTAATAATGGTTGATAGCCACGTGATACAACATAATTATAACTTTCTCGGTCGTCTATAATAATCGTTTCCATACAAAACCATTATAATTTTTTGTTTTACCATCTAAGTTTTTACAAATACCTTTCCGTAAAAATCCGCTTTTCTTTGCTTCGGCAAATGATATATACGTTTTTATCAAATTTCCGTTCAAATCATATTGCGCCAATCCTTTTGCGGCGTAATGCGGTTTATTGTTCAATATGCGCTTTAGTTTATCAACCGTTACCGGGTTATTACTATTTTCCTTTGGTGTAACCCAACGCAAATTGCAAACCCGATTATCGGTTAAATTTCCGTTTATGTGGTCAACTTGTTGTTTATTGTCCGGGTTCGGAATGAAAGCCGCCGCAACTAATCTATGAACTAAAAAAACGTATCGTTTCCCGCTCCTATATAGTCCAACGGCATTATATCCGTTTATTTTCCACGGTTTCAACATAACATCCGTTTTAACACTAAAAACGTTTCCCGTATTATCAACACAATATCCGGGAAATCCTCCAATTTCTTTTAAATTTTCCATATTTGCCAACTTTATAAGTAAGCCAACATTTAAGAAAAACGGGGCGGGCTGTTGGCTTGCCCTTTTCAGTTGGTAGCTACTCCAACCTATCCCCGTTCATGCTGCAAATATAGCAAATTTATTGGTATTCGTCCCGGTCTGTCAACAAATACGGTTCCATACTCTTACATTTCCGCCGTTTCGTCGTTCGGTTCTGGGTCGTCCGCCGGGTCGTTAATATCCGGGAACAATCCGTTATCCTCTACCTTTTCGGCATTCAATCCGGGTGCGGGTTCGCCATCAGCCCCGAACAACTCCAATTGCGCCTTTTTGCCCTTGAAAAGAAATGCGTAAACCTCGGTTTCAATGTCGGCGGCAATTTCTTCTAATTCTTCCTCAAACCCGAACGTTTCCGTATTGAATTTAAGGCGGGGCGAATTGATTGCGGTTTTCTGATTGTTAGACACGGTAAACAATCCGGTTAAAACAACCCCTACGTTATCGTCTTGACCGGAAAAGGACACGCCCCAAACCTCTATGTTTTTCAACATTTCGTCGGCAAAATCCCGTGATAATTCGCTTTGCTTTTTGGTTGCTTTGAAATCGGACGTTTCAACCATTGAAAGAAAGGACGTAATATTAAAAATCCGTCCCATGATTGGGCGCAAACGGTCGAAACAATCCCGCAAATCCGGGTGTATGTCCTTTGCACTTTCGACGTGGTATTTGTTCGTGTAACTCTCATTACCGATTGTTTCGGTAACTTCATAATGTACGTCTAACCCGCCGTCCTTTAATGTCTTGACTTTCGACAATGCAAACGCCTTTTCGCTTGGTATCAACATAACGTTTGCGGCTTTTTTTTCTTCGCTCATTTTTAATTATTTGATTGTTACCGGGAATACGCCCGGAACGGTTTTATAACTTAAAATTCTGTTTCGTCCAATAATTCCCGTGTCTTACTATTCGACGGAACCGCTGGGCGTTCCGGTTCCGGGGTTGGTTCCGGGACGGGTTCCCCGGTTCCGATTGGTTCCGTTACCGGGTTGGGGTCGTGGAACTCAATATTGCGCCCGCCTTTGGGCTTTTCCGGCTCAAATTGGGCTTTGAGTTGTTCCGCCGGGTATTCCTTTTGCGCTAACTCAATAATCCCCAAATTAACCAATTCCGGGACGCAACGGCGCAACGCCCTTATGTCCTCTAATGCGTCATGCGCCGGGAATGTTTCGCCGGGGAATAACTTACTATATAATTCCTCTAATTTGGGATATTTTCCCGGTCGCCCGTTTGAATACAATGTGCCGACAAACTTAATTGTTTTCATCATTGTATCAATGCGTTTACCCTTATGTAATGCGTCCTCAACATGTGCGTCGTAATATTCCCGTCCACAATAGCGCAAAACGTTTGCTTTTAACATTGAACTATCAAAGTAAATGTTGTGCGCACATACAAGCGGGGCGGCGTTGGCATCCGCTAAAAATTCGTCCACAACCTCGGCAAACGGCACGCCCTCGGCAATTGCCCGTTCGGTTGTTATACCATGAATTGCGGTTGTTTCCGGGGGTATCTCGTAATTATCGGGTTTGATAATATAACTTTTTTCCTTATCGCCCAACGACCACGCCAATTGGACGACGTGCGGGAATTGCTCAAAATCCGCATCCCATTTCAAACCCTTTGCCGGAACCCCGGTTGTTTCACAATCAAAGAAACAAACATCTTTCAAATCAAATTTTTGCATAACCTTAAATATTAAATCGTTAATTACTGTTTTCGCTCTCATTGCGGTATTTATCCCGCTTTTTTTCCAATTCCAAAACGTCCCGGTTTTCGTCTATATACTTTTGGACGTCCCGGTTACAAAACGGTTTTCCGTCCAACCAAAGCAAATGCCAATACGGTACGTTTTCCATCGGTTGCCCCTTAAATTTACCTTGCGGCATCGGGGATTTGTCGTTTAATTCCATACTAAAAAAGTCTTTTTTGCCCGTCCTCGTTGGGGGTTTGTTCAACATATTTTGCCCGTGTAATCCAAACGCACCCGCACCGCAAACACTTTATCCGGCTGTAATGCTTTGGCGTGTATTCGTGGCGGATAATCCGCCAACCCGCCAACGGGTAATTTTTCCGCTTTCCGTTACACTTGCAAAACATACCTACAACGTTCGGGGGTCGTCAATAAATGTATTGTATTCCTCGGCGGCTATCTGTTTGAGCGTTTCGATATGTTCGATTAACTCGGCGTTCGACAAATCCGCCACGGTGCGCAAATCGTGGGAATATACCCCCGTTTCCTCGTTGACCCGTTCAACGTACATAATAGGGGAAAATTCCCTCAAACGTCGTTCGGTTTGTTCCTCTGTAAGACGTTCGCCCGCCTCCCAAATTGCGTGCTTAAACGTCGGTACAACATAGTTGAAATAATACCCTTTCAAAGCCTCGGACGAACCGGGGGACGCTACAATAAACCGGGCAATAATGCGGGAACCTTTCCAACCCTTGAAAAACTCGTTTAATTCCCCCATGTACATTGCCAACCCGCCGTTATTGTTTATTGTCCCCGTTGCTGTTATTTCTCGCTTTTTCATCGGCTATTAATTTTTTCATTGTCTTATTAAACGCTGTCATTCCGATTGTATGGATAACGTCCCGTTCCGCCCGTGATAACTTCGTTTCCCGCTTATCCAATACTTTTGCAAATGCAACAACAAATTCGCCCGGCTCCAACAATCCGGCATTGTGCAACCCGTCGATTGGGTGCGCTTTCAAACGCTCGGTTGCTTTCAATGCTTTGCGGGCTTTTCCCCGACTTTCCCATATTTCCCGAACCTCGGCGGCGGCGTTGTCATAAAACAACCGCATTTTCAGAACGTCGGCAATTGACAAATCAGCCACGGCGGTTGGTTGCTCTTTTTCCGGCTCCGGTTCCGTCGTAACGGGTGCAACCTTACCGTTATTCACTCCATAACCGAACAACGCAAAATCCCCCTTTGTTGGGTCGTCCGGGAATATCTCGGCGAAACGGTCGGTTATCTCAATGGCTGTTTGCAAATCCGGCGTCCGACGTTTTACAAGCCCCAACCGCAATGCCTGTTTATGTACGTGGGTATCTAATGGAATGATTAAATTATGGGGGTCGCAAATCGTCCACAATCCAAAGTCAACCGGGGAACCGTGGCGGCACATCCAACGCAAAAACATACATAAGCGTTTGCAACCGCTTTTCGTTTCCATATCCGGCACGCCCTTAACATCGCCGAAAAGACGTTGCAATTGTTCCAACGGACGCCCGCCCGGTTGCGCTTGCAATGCCTTTTCCATGTTCTCAAACTTACTATATACGTCAAACAAGCGGGCGCAAAGGTCGTGAAAATCGGCGTATGTAAACGTTCTATAAAAATTCTCTTTACTGCCTTTGTATTGCTTCCATTCCGGGGCGGCTCCCTGCGTATCGGTTCCAACAATGTAATGATACGGCGCACCCTTGAAAATTTCCCGGTCGATAAAATCCGCCTTTTGGATTATCTGTTTGCGGGAACCCCACGCAATCCACGCCGTAACAAATGCGCTAATCTCAATATTTACCCGGCTATCGTAACGGTGCGGGATTTGCACCGGGTCGGATTGGATAAACTCGGCGGTTTCGTATTGTTCCGCCCAACGTTTCAAATTATCGTTCAATGTATATGCCATTGTTTTAGATTTTAAGGGGACGGAAAGCCCGCCCCCGGTTATTATTCGTTTTCTGTGTATTCCTCAACAACTAAATCGGTTTGTCCTCGCTTCACTTCCTCAATGAACCCTTGAAAACCGTTTTGTTTAGCAATGTCAATGATTGCTTGCAAACGCTTTTCGCCCAAACTTTCGCCCCTCGCAATGCGGAATACCTTAACCGTCGGATTGCTTGCAATAATCAGTTTGGCGGCGACCTCCATAATTTGACTATCTGAAACTTTCCCGGCGACGAACGGCACGCCGTTTAACTCTAAACCGTCGTCCGTGAACGAAAGCCCGGCAATCGGTAATTTGGACGTTGCAATAAGTGTTTCCCTTTCCTTTGCCAATGCGCCTAATTTGTCCTCAAACGTGCGGGCGGTTTTCTCGGCGGCTTCCTTTTGTTTCTTTTTTGCCATGTAATCCACAACCAACGCATTGATACGGTTGTGTTCCTCGGCTTTTTTGAGTTGTTCCGCCGTGTCTAATTGTTCCGGGTTATTGGCTTCGTATTCCTCTAACCATTTGTCGGCATTCGCTTTACGTTTCACAAACTCGGATTTGTCATTTACGATAACTTGCAACGTTTCCTTATAATCGTTTTCAATGGCTTTTTTGTTGGCTTTCGCATCTTCTTTGGCTTTTTCCAACCGGGCGTTTGCCTCGGCAATTATCCGGGCAACTTCTTTTTCTTCGGCGGCTAATTTGTCGTCGATTGCCTTAATATTACTTTTTCGGGTTTCTTCCGCCTCTTTAATTCGTCCGGGGATTGCCTCCAATTGTTCAATCCTTTGTTGCCGGGCTTGACGTACCGTTTTCGCTTTCTCAATCAACCGGGCATTTTCGTTTTGTTCTTCCATCAACGCCGTAATATCCTTTTTCTCGGCATACGTTTTGACGTCGCCGGGTTTCAATTGCTTTTCAGCGTTGGCGCAAATGGTTGTGTACGTCTTGACCTCGGCGTTGGCGTCCTTTCGTTTGTCCTTAACGGTCGTAACCTCGGCGTCAATTTCTGCAATTCGGGTGCGCACCTTTTCCGGCAACAAAGCCTTTACAACCTCAATTTGTTTGCGGCGTCCCTCGGCGGTTTCACTCCAACGGGAAAACTCCACGGCGTCAAAATCTTGGTAGCCGAAAATCTTTTGCAACATTGAAACGTTATCCGAACGCATCCCGGTTGTTTGTGATTTTATGGATAACGTCCCACGTGGGTTGGCTTTGGTAAACTTTAATTCGACTTCGTAATTTTCGCCGTCGTTACCTACTACCATTTTTGCAAATCCTTCGTCCTCTCCATTTTTCAACACGGCGTCCCGGTTCCCGGTCAACATTGCGCCGATTGCTTTTAAAAGGGTTGATTTGCCTAACTCATTGTCCCCGGTAATGAAATATACATTACCCTCAAAATCTGCGTTGAACTCTTTGATAACTTGAAAATTCAACAATTCCAATTTCTTAATATACATCGCTCTTTAAATTTATTTATTTCCCGGAAATCGCCGGGTCGTTATGTTCCCATTTATAACCGTTGTATGTTTTTCTTTTCCCGTTACATACCTGTAATATTACATACTTTTGCCAAGGAAAAACACACGCATCTAAAATATTATCAAAACATACAATATTACCTAATTTATCAATACGTTTAACGGGATATAATTTTGATACACGTTTAACGTTCTCAAATTTTAGGTTCTCGCCAATAGTACACCAACGTAAATTATTAACATGATTATTTAATTTATTCCCGTCGATATGGTCAACACATGGTTTATTGTCCGGGTTGGGAATGAACGCCAAAGCAACCAATCTATGAACCCGCATAACTTTTAAACCATTGATTTTTAATTTTACAGTCATATAGCCACCGTTCAAATAAGGCTTTATTTCCTTATCATTTTGCGTTATATTGCCATTTTCAGCAACGTAACAATCATATTCTATTAAGTATTTACCTTTTTTCATGCCGCAAATATATATAAAATAATGGATATACCAAAACTTTTATCTTTTATTTTCGGCTATTTTTTTATTTTCCGCAATAATCGCCCCAAAACAACGCATTTACCCACGCCGCCAAACTCAACTAACATATTACCGTTGCGCCCTCTTATACATTTACCATCGGAACGACGAACCGCCCGGCACGGCATACGTCGCAATTCCGGGCGGGTCAATCGGTCGCCTAAATAGATATAATCCATTTCGTCCATATCAAAACAATTTCATTTGTGTATCGGTCAATACAGCAACGACCGCATCAACTTTGCGTTCCCAACTTTCCAACGTTGCCAATTTCTCCGGGGTTGGGTTCCGTTGGCAACGTCGTTGGTTGTGCCGCATCTGTTTTACCATTTCCGCCAAATCTTTTGCCGTTATCTTTTCGGGATTTTCGATTTGCGGGGCTTTTGTTTCGTCTGCCATACAAGTAACCATTTGAATAATTAAACGCCCCTACGGGCTTAAAATAAACGGTTGTGCATTTGTTGGGGCAAATTTTCCAAAACCCAACGGGGGTTATTCTGTAAAATGAACCGTCCAAAGTGCATTATTAACGTTGCGTCCGCATTCCATAACGCCGGGATAATCTCCGGGTATAATTTCCCGGCAATATCCCGGAACCGTCGTTTGCGGTCTGCCTTTTCCTCCTTTTTCCCTTTTACCTTAATACGCAATTTAAGGTCGTTTTGCCACTTCATCGCATTAACCAAAACAAACGGTATTTCGGCGACGGTTATAATGGCTTTCAAATGCTCAAAGTTTTGCAACATCTTTTGTATGCGGTACAATTTACCCATGTTTGCCCCGGTATCGCCAACCGTTACGTCATCCGGGCGAACACTCAATTTTTCCAAAAAGATAATCGGTGTACAAATCTCTTTGTAATAGTTCAGAAAATCCCGTATCTCGTTAATGTCTTTAGGCATCTTAATTGCCGTTGCGTTGTGGTTGGGTCGCCAAACCACAATACACCCGGCGGCTCCGGGGTCAATCCCAATAATACAATCTATTTTCATTTTTCAAATTTCAAATAATGGTAAATATAAATTTCGTCCTTAATCATCCGGTCGAAAGTCCGTTTAATCTCTTTACGCCGGGCAACCTCAAAGGCTGTATAATCAATTTCCGGGCTTTGGGTTCCTTGTTTACGAACGTGATAAACCGTAAATTCATTAACGAACCCACGGGCGGCACGTGCCAAAAATCGGTTATACGCTTCTTTCCGGTCGTCCTCGGTTTCTTTCACTTCATCCGCTAACCCAACGCCCAACAACCAATTATAAACAAACATTTCGTCGGTTAATCCAAACACTAAACGCCCGGTATATTTATAGCGCATAAAACACATTAAACAAGTCATAACCGATTGATTGCGATAATACCGGATTTGCTCCGGGCTTAACTCCTTTTTCGGTTCCGGCAACGCTGTATATGCTTTGCCGATAACTTGGTTTTGTTTCCGGCAATATGCGTTCAATACCTTTGCGAAATAATCGGCGTTGAATTGTTGGTAATGTTTCCGTTCGGCGTTGCCGTCCCTATCCTTTGGCAAATAGTCGTCTAATTCCCCGGTAATCAGCAATTCAAACGCTAATTTAACCTCGGATAATGTTAATTGCGAATAATAGCGTTTGAGCAAATCCAACAACCGGGTACAAATATACGTCCAATCGTCCCGGTTTTCCGTGGGAATGATAAACCCCACGTCCATTGCGATAAACCGGAACATTTGCCCGGTTTTGGCAATCAACGTTTCGTCGTCAATCTCGGCAATCTGTTTTTTTGTGGACGCCACGAAAATATATTTTTCGACCGGGGTTAATGCTTTGGCAACCTCCGGTAACTCAACCATCGCCCGGCGAACGTCAATTGCTTTTGCCGTTCCGCTATAAAGCAAAACGGCGGCGGATTGTCGTTTTTCGGGCAACGTTTGTGGCAATCTGTTTGTCTTTTCGGGTAATGCTTCCATTGTTAATAATCATCTTTCAAATACTCAATAGCCCCGGCAACGTTCAATCTTTGCGTTGGGGCTTTGTATTCGGGTTTCAAATGCAACTTTTTCTTTTCGACGTCCCCCCGTATGAAATTGCGGACGGTCGCCAACCAACCGTTTTTAGTGCGCTTCATATTCTTTTGGTCGCTCCAATCGCTAACCGTGTGAAAGTAATAAACCAAATCGACCTTTTCAAATTCCGGGGTCGAAAACTTACTTTCAAACTCTGAATAATCCACACCAACGCCGTTCTCAAATTTAACCATTTTGTAAACGGCTGAATTACGGAACAACGTTTTTTTCTCTTTTGGTTCCTCAACCTTTGTTTCTTCATCCGGGAATAATCCGGGGTTCTTTACCCCGGTATTATCATTATCAAAAGAGGTATTAATATCATCTATCTTTATTGTGTCGGATTTTCCAACCACGGGGGTTGGATTTTCCAACCGGGGGGTAGTTGGATTTTCCAACCGGGGGGTAGTTGGATTTTCCAACCGGGGGGTAGTTGGATTTTCCAACCACTCCAAAGCAACCCAATAATTAGACGTATATTCACAATAACGCACCTTGTTTTTTTTGTACTCAAATTTATTAATATATTGCTTATCAACTAATTGTTTGAGTAACTTAATAACCGTGCTTTTATCTAATCCCGTCCATTCGATAAGATACCGCAATGAACCCTTAAAACGGCTTTCGCCGTCTTGACTAAAACCATGTATCAAAGCGAAAACCAACAATTCGTTACCTTTCAATTTAAGTTTCGTAATCATTGGGGCTAATATGGTTATAAAATTACTATCTCTTATTGTCATTGCGGAATAGGTTTAATTATTATACTTTTTGCATCATGCCGGAATTGAGCATTACAAACACAACGTTTGCAAAGGCTATCAAATTCATTTAATACACAATCGGCGCAATCTTTCCCGTTTGCCTCGACACATTCCCCGGCAACCGTAAATTCTCCTTTTCGGCTAATACTGATTGTTTCGCCAATTTCAAACTCTATTTTTGATTTTCTAATTGCCATCGTGTCCGCCCTCCAATTCTTTAACGGGTTCCCATGCTTTACGCACTTTCAAAATATTGTCGGCACTCTCATTGGGAACCAACGACACGACGGGAAAACGGGAACGGTCGCCCGGTTTTTGCGTCGTGGCAAATTGTACATTCAAATCAAAGATAATGCCTTTGCAAAATCCCCGTTCAAACAACATACCGTCGAACGTTTCCCGGATTTGCGGGATTGTGGACGCCGTGCCCTTTGTAGCAAATTGCCAAACCCCGGCGACCCCACGAACCAACGGAACAATAAAGTTTAGCGTTAATGTTACCTCCCAACCGTCGCAATCGGGTTGGCGGCTCTTTTTATTTTGGTAACGCTTCGTTATTGACTGCATTAAGTTTGGGTATTTTTCCGTTGTCAACGTTTCGTATTTCTTTCCGTCCCACACTTGGAATGTATCGCCATCGCCCGCCGCAATCAATCGTCCGTCGTCGTCCCGGTATTCGTAACGCTCGTTACATACTTTTTCCGGGTCGTCGTCCGGGAAAACAATTTGTATTGTTTGGGGCTTTTCGCCGTATGCCTGTGTAAATAACCCGGCATACTTTCCCGTTGGTATGAAATAATCAACGCTTTGCGGGTATCCGTTGGCGTTTTTCATTCCGATTTTTATTTGTCCGACACGGGGCAATATCAAACGGGATTGTTGCGCCTCCGGTCGTTTTATTCTACCTTTCATAACTCTTTATAAAATATTACTGCAATAAACCATTGTTGCGCAAAACAATTTTGCTCAACTGCTTTTATATCCATTTGGATAACCTCTATATCCGTTCTATTAACGAATTGTTCCAATTCTGACGAATCAGTAATTATTTTAATCTTTTTCATATCTCAAATTTCGGGGTCGTCGTTCAACATCTTTTTCCTACTCTCGTTTTTAGGCTTTTTAGGCTCATTTGCGGGCTTTACTTTCTTTTCCGTGGTATTACCCCGCTTTGCGGTCGTTTTGCCCGTGGCGGCTTTCTTTTCCGGCTCCTTTGTCTTTTTGGGCGCACGTTTAACAATGGTTGTTTTCTTTGGTTCCTTTTCCGGTTCCGGTGCGTCCGCCTTGACTTTCTCGGCGGCGTCCGTGTTTTCGTCCGGGGTTGCCTCCTTTGGGGCTTTCGTTTTAATCAATTCCGCCAACGATAAGGATATTACGTTTTGCGTCAAATCGGGTGCATTATCCAATAAAACCATACCATTAACCGACGTAAACGTATTATCTTTCTTTTCGTCCTCAATGGCTGCAATTTCTAACAGATACGGGATTTTCCGTATATTGGGGCTATCCGTTTGTTCTTTCAAATTATACGACGGACGTTTGCGCCAATCTTTCGGGCTGAAATTGAAAATACGGGTAACGGGGAATTGTTCAAAATTGACGTTCCACATATCCCGGTACATCCCTAATTGTATTTCGCTTTCCTCGTAAAAGCCTTTGCGCCCGCTCTTAAAATCGACGATTGCGTTAATACGTTCGTCTCCGCCTATCTTTGCCAACATGGTACACGGGCAATCAATCATTCCGGCATACTTGTAATATGGATGCACTAAAGCAATTTCAACCGCCAACGGGCGTACATCGTAATCCAATACGAATTGAGCAAACGCCAATACGTCCTTTTTCAAATCGTCGGCGTAATAAATAAAGTCGTCCGGTAATCGGTAAACCTCAATATATTCTTTTAGTTTGCCTTTTAACCCGTCCAAATCATAAGCCCGGTTAATTAATAATTCCTCAAATGCGGCGTGCATAAACGTACCATACGCCGCCCGTTCGCCTTTGTATCGTTCCGCTTCCTCAATGCCTTTGTTGGCAATCCATTGTATCAAGTGCGGGGCTTTGGGTAACGTTTGGGACAATATCGTTGTAACCGACGGGAAAAACTCCGGGTTCCCGTTGTCGTCGTATCGGTAATAATAGCGGTGTCCTTTGCTATTCAATTGCCAAACTTTGTACGGGGGTTCAATCAACGTTTTTTCATCAAAAAACATTGCCGTCATTTCCTCAACCGTCATGCCCGGCAATATCTCAAATATTCCGGTTGGTTGCTCAACCTCAACCGCTTCAAACGGGGGGATTATTTGTTGTTGTTCCTCGGTAATTTCCGGGAATTGGTCGGCGGGAACGGCTCCCAAATTTTCGACCGTTTTTTGTACCGGGTTTTCCGGTTTCTTTTTGTTCGCTCTCATTTCTTACACTTTTTTAATTCTGAAAATCCACATAATACCATTACGGCACATATACCCGCAAACATCAATTGCCACGGGTTCCAAAATGCACCAATCAGACAAACAACGCCCAACGTTCCAAACGTCGCAATAATGGCTTTCGCTTGGAACCTATCGGAAAACATAACGTCCGCCATGCGTTCAAACCATTGTAACCCGTTATTCTTCATATCCAAACAAATAATTAGGGGTGCAATTACACATTTCGCAAATGATAACAACCCATTCCGGGCGTATCTGTTTGGTCGTACCGTTACATAAGTTAGTCATATTAACTTGTTGTGCGCTTTCGGTGCGTCCCTCCCATAAACGGGCGGCAACCTCTTTTTTATAAACCTTAATCCCGGCGGTTTGCGCCCGTGCGATTGCCTCGTTTACTCTTAATTTCGTCATTTCTGCCATTTCTTTAGTCTTTTATTGTTAATAACTCGGTTCGTTACTCTCTTTGTGTCCGCAATGCGTACACGTTTTTTCCTCCCAAATTGCGGTATATTCCGGCGGGGTCAAATATCCGTCGCCTCCGGTCTGTTTATATTCCCCGTCGGTAACTTCCATTTCGCCGCCGCACTCCGGGCAATCTTCATTACCCATTAAATCCAAATCCGGGACAATGAAATATACCCGTTTCAGATACACGCCCAACGCCTCGGAAATCGCCGCATAACAATTGGCGGTTTGTTCCTCGGTTACGTCCTCGTTTATTGCATCGAAAACGGAAACGCCCCAATTGTCCGGGTCGTCCTCAATAACTTTGTTTTTGAGTAATTCCGAAACGACAATTTCGGAAACTTGTTTGGCTGTTTTCCCGCTATCGGTCGCCAATTTTTTTAATAAATCGCTCTCTTTTATTCTCATATCTTTGCCGGGTACTCCCCCGGAGGGTTTTTGTTTCTGCAAAAGTATAAATAATATTTGTATTACCAAAAATAAAACCTTTGAATATTTTATTTGTTCACGTTGGACGCTTGTAATACAGATAAAAAGCACTAATTTTGTTGCACCGCATAACCTTACAACATCGCTCTCGGTTACTGCGTATCAACCCCCGGCGTTACTTCATTGCGTCGGGGGTTTCTCTTTTAATCATGTATTCCAAATTCACAATCCCCCCATTGGTCGAAATCCGCCCCGTCATAACTTAACGGGTAACGTTCCGGTTCCGGGCAATCCGTCCAACATTCCCGACGTGCATTATTTACGGCGACCCGTTCCGGGTTATATCCGGGTTTATTCTTTTCCCTCAATTTGGCGGCGCAACTCTTACAACAACAACGTCCCCAACCCCGGCGTAAATTCCGGGTATCGGCGTTATATTCTTTGCCGCAATTATCGCAATTTCTTTTTATCATTGCCATATATCAACCCTTTGTAAATCCTTTAAATGCGACGTGGTAAACGTCGTATTGTTTCCCGGTAACATAAAACTCAATCATACGTTCCGGGTTCCCAGTGTCGTTTATCGCAATGGTTGGGTATGGTTCCCCCGGCAATTGGTTATAATCGCTTTCAATATCCCGCAATCCCTCCGGGAAATCCGAACGGTCGACGGAAAAATACCGGGTTAAACTTTCTTTTATCCGGTTCAACATTTCGTCCCCGTTTGGCTCAAAATACGCTTTTATCTTTTCTTGTTTTCTTAATGCAAATCGCATAGGTATTTGTTTTAATAGGTTCTTAATTCCCCGTCCATCGGTAATGGTGCGCCCGGTAAACCAACCGGAATACGGGTATAATGTAACCGGGGAACCCCGGAACGTAAATTGTAAGGTGTGGCGTTTGACCTCCGTAACCGGATAACCCAACGCCGTTATTTGGTTCCGTGCGTATTCCATGCGCTTTGGTTCTAATTCCTTTTGTTTTTCAATATCTAATCGTCCCATAATTCACTAAAATAATGTATTGTTTTGCCCGGTATCAATTCCCCGGTTTTTTTATTCTTTCGTCCCGGTTTAAATGGCTGTGGAATACGGTTTTGCAACTCCATTAATTCCGTCCATGTTTCCGGCAAATATCGTTTAATGTTTTGTAACTCCTTTAAATTCTTATTGCGGCAAATTCGACAACTAACCCGGTCTAATATTTCATATAATCGGACGCCGTTTTGTTCCCAATAAATACCCCGGTCGTAACAATATTGTAAGGCTTGTGCCTCTGTTATACCCATTTCAACCAACGGTAATACTTTGTTTTCCCGGCGTTCTTTTTCGATACGTTCCGTTTCGTCGGCGGCAATAGCCACATAATCCCAATTATCGCCAATATAATTTTTTAAAGCACGCAATTTCAATGTTGTACCCCAACGACAATTGCCGCCGCACCAACCATAACCGTATTTATGAACTATTTTTGTACCTTTTTTACAAACGGGCTTTTCAAACATATACCAATAAAATGGTTTGTCTATTTCTAATTCGGTGTACTTAATACCTCGTTCGGCTAATATAGGCAATATCATATCCCGCACACTATAAATTGCGTCAAATTCAACCCCTATATTGAAAAATACAACTTCATCAATTGGCAATCCTTTATCTATCCCCAATAATAACATTGCTACACTATCTTTCCCAAAAGATACCGAATAAATATGTTTTCTTTCCATCATACAATTACTCTACAAAATTTATAATATTGGTCGTGTCGGCTCTCAACTTGACAAAGCAACCCAATATCGTTGCCGTCTAACAATAGGTTCAACACATCGCCGGGATTGTGCCGGGTATAAAGTAAGAATAACCCACCGTTTGCATTTTGGATTATCTTATACATATCTTGACTTAATCGGTAACGTTTCGTTTTATTCATCGCTCTAAATGGTTATGCCGGGGGCGCAATCCCCCGGCTTGTTATTACTGCAAATACGCAATTGCGTTTAATCTCTCTTTTTCCTTTGTCGCATATTCAACGTTTCGGGCAATCCATTGTTCGGCGGGGTTTTCGGCTATCCATATACTCCGATAATCCGGCGTAAAGTATGCGATTTGTTTTTTATACGCCTTTTCCGGGTTTGCCAATATTTCCGTCGCATGGCTCAACCGTTTGCCGTGGTCGCCTTTGCCGATTAAATCCAAACGACCGAAATAAAACGACCCGTCGGCGGTACACGCCACATATTCACGGGCGGACGTTCTTTTTGATACAATCGCCTTACTATCGGCGTCAATAACTTGGTACTCGTATTTCTTTCCCTTTACTTTCTTAACTAAAATGTACTTTGCCATGATTGAAAATTTATATTGTTCCGGGGAAAACGCCCCGTCGTTGTTTACTGATAATAGAAAGTGATTTTAACGCCTCGGCGTAATTTGCAAACCTCTTTGTCGCCGTAACAATTGAAAGCACGTTTTAATAAGCGATTGACTAACTTAATGTCGCCGACAATCTTTATTAAACCGGACACGCCAACCAATACATTAACCTTTTTGCCGTTTACAATTCCGTTTACCTTAATTTTGAAATTGCGGTTAATCTCTTTTGTTGTGTAATCTAATCCGTTATAAATGCTTTGAGTATTCATTGTTTCGCTCTCTATTTTCCGGGAAAACGCCCGGTCGTTCTTGTTTGATGATGCAAATATACAACCTTTATTTTAATTACCAAAGGTTTTATCTTTTATTTTTCGGTTTTTATTCGATAATGTATGCCTTTATATGGTTTTCCCGTATCAACCGCCTTTTTTATTTGCGTTCTATCAAATCCTTTTTTCTGTGCATCCTTGTAATTTAAGAACTCAACACATACTTTGCCATCATATCCGACGCCCTCAATTGGGAAATTGTATTTTGTCTTATTCCTTATTGCTAATTCGTAATTCATATTTTCGTCTTGCGTACACCAACGCAAATTTTCGACGAAATTATGAAAACGCACCCCGTCGATATGGTCAACACATGGTTTATTTTCCGGGTTCGGAATGAAAGCCGCCGCAACTAATCGGCTAACTTGCCTTTTCTCAACCTTTCCGTTTTTACTTAATGATACGGTTAAACCGTTACTAATAGTTTTTGCGGGACAAAGTATTGCGTTTTTCCTTACCGTCATTATTCGACCGTATGAACTAACCTTATACAACCCCTCATAACCTTTAATGTCTTTCCAATTCTCCATAAAATTATATTTTAGTATTTTGATAGTGCAAATATAAGAAGTTTTATTTTTATTTCTCATATTATCGGCATACTAATATTATTTTCTTGGAATTTTTGATTTAAGCGACTTTTACAAGTGGGACGGGTAAATTATCCACTTTGAAATAAAATGCCCGGAAACGGGCTAAAAATGGCTCAATAGAAAAAGGGGTTGCAACGCCTTGTTACAACCCCCGGTTTATTACTTTTCTATGGTTACGAACTCAACCCCCAATATTCGGGTTGCCGGGTTCTTGCTTACAACGTCAATTTCCCGGTTCTTAATCTTTCGGGTTTTCCAAAGGAACCCCCAAAAGCGTTTATATTGCACCGTTTCCGCTATTAACAGACTATCCCGGTTTATATGCGTCCCGGTAAATACCCCGGCGGGCGTCGTGCATCCGTGCAACTCAAACCACGGTTCCACAATGTCAATACACCGTAATACGGTCGTAACCGTGTCGCCGGGCAAATATACAATACTATCCCGGACGTTCGCCCGTAATTCGTTAATCGTTTCCATTTGTGCCGTCGTAACCCTTTGCAAATCCCGGTTCTTTGTCTGCAACGATTTGATTAACGCCGCATCGTCCGCCCGGTACTTTTTATATTCGGATAATTTTAACTCCAAATTCCCAACCTTTGCGGCGTTCAAACTATCCTTTGTTTGATAGGTTCGGACGTCCTGCAACAACGTTTCGGTATTGCTCCGGTATTTATCCCGTTCGGCGGTCAAACTCTTAATACGGCTTTGTTGTACCCAAAAGGCGACGGCAACCGCCATAATGATTGCCGCCAATATTATATACTTTTTCATACTCAAATATTGTTATATTCAATTGCCGCATTAAAACACGGGCATTCTTTGATATACTCCCACGGCTCAATAATTCCGTTGCCGTTCAAATCCGGGGAATAATCCCGGTGTCCCTTAATCGTTGCGTCCGGGAACATAACGACTAAACGCATAAGCAACCATAATAACGCCTCCTTTTGTTCCGGCGTCCGTGTGTCGGCGGTTTTGCCGTTGGCATCCAATCCCCCAACGTAACAAATGCCAATAGAACGGGAATTTTGCCCGGAAACGTGCGCCCCAATCTCGGAAAGATAACGCCCGGTTTCAATCGTCCCGTCCGGCAATACAACAAAATGATAACCGCAAATTCGCCCGCTTTGGGGTTGCTTCTTAAATCCCCGTTCTTTGTGCCAACCGTCGATAACATCAACGTTGACTTTTGCGCCCGGCTTGGTTGCGGTGCAATGTACAATCAAATCCGTAATCGTCCGGGTCGTTTTTTGCTCTTCCAAATACTTTAAAATTTCTGTTTGGTTCATTGTTCGCCCTCCTTTTCCTTATCGTTAATAATATCGCTATCGTGTTCCCGTTGGTATCTCTCAATTATCGGTTGCCAATATCCCGGCAATACCCGTGTAAACTCCAACCGGATAACGTGGTAAATAACACGCAACGCAACCTTTGTGGGATATGCTTTAATAAGGTTGCGGAATGCGTTTTGCAAATACACATACATAAAAACATAAGTAAGCGATTTAATTACTACTTTGGCGGCTTCATTATCGCCACATTGCAGCATTACCGAATAAATAACGTGTATAATAGTAACGTACAAAAGCAATTCCGCCAAAGCGTTTTTAAACTTACTGAAACGAAAGTTTTTGCAATGTCTTACGCTTACCCCATCCGCCCGCATACCCGCCCAAATATTGAAAGTAAACATTATAATCAATGCGTACATAAATCCAGCCGTTGGGGTTAAATAGGCTAAAACCGGGCTTACCGACGTGGCAAATATCATACGGCATTGTTCCCATGTAAAAAGTTTATCCATAATATAACATTTAATAATCATTCTGATATTTAAAAATAATTATTGCGTATCTCTTTAGCTAAATATTTACCCATAAGTTGTTGACCCGCTGTATTTGGGTGTAATCCATCACTAAGATAAGGCGCGGTTCCGCTTTCTACCTTTTCAGTAATTCCACATTCGCCGAAAGTGTTAAAATAGCCAACCGATAAACTATTGCTTATCTCTTTTAATGCAATACTTTTTTCCAAACCCTTTGCGTTCGCTACGGCATCCGCTCTCTGAATTGGTGCAGATATATATACACGACAATTGGGATATGTAGTAATTATCTTTTGGATTGCCCAACGTGCGCCCCCTACCATTGTTTGACGAACCGCCGTACTTAATGCGTCCGGGTCTTTTCCGTTTAACGCATCGGCAACGGTTCCAATAGTAGAATCATTTGTACCCATCGCAAAAACAAATATATCCGGTACGGGATATGTCCCGGCGGTTACTTCTGAAATGAATTTTTGAACGTGTACACGGGCGCAATTATTGCACCTTTTTTGAATTTCTACCGGGTCGGTTGTTGGTTGCCAACCGCCACTTATTCCGGCAAAATCGGGGTCGTCATAATTTTGTGTTACATAAGTAACCCCGTCATACATTTGTGTTCTATCGCTAAATGTAGCCGACCCAACCGCAACATTATGATGATTTGCAAACCCCAAATATTGCGTTGCATAATAACTCCATTGATTGCCCGCCGTAATACTATCGCCGTCAACTCCTAAATTCAACTTTGTAAAATCCGCAAATTGCGTTGGCGATATCGGGGGTATCTGATTAAATCCCGCAATACGTGGGTCGTTTGCATCTAATTTTTGCACAATTGGTTTGTCGTTAAACGACGAACTCCAAAAAATGGGATACCATTTGTTGGAGTTTTTATTAAAATAGCCTCTTACAACATTCCAATCAACAATAGCGTAAAGCGTTCCACGTGCGCCGATTGACTTTATAATTTCGGGGTAGTCGTAATTAAAACTACTTATATCTGTTTTAGTATATTTGACCGTTGATTGATTTCCGTCAATCATATCAAAAAGCCATAAATTAAAAGATGTTGGGTTAAATGTTTCCGACCCCGTATTTCCGTAACAACTTAATGCGTTGATTGTAAACATATCATTTTTATATGTTGCATTTGGAACGAAAGCAATAAATTTAATTGCCTTATTTACAATGTCAACAACGGGGTTAGGGTATGATACATTACGCCAATCTAAGCCATTATTAGGATAACCCGTAATTTGATAGTTTGATTTTGCGTTATAAACATATTTATATGCCATAACACCGGGGTTTAATTCTGCTATTTTTGCGGCATATCCCGAAATATATACATAACGTGCGTTGCTTGGTATCGTCAACTCGTAATTCATGTATATTTCCGTTTTATCATTACCTTTTAATTC